ATTCACTCCACCGTAACAAAAAGTAACAAGCCAATGATGTGAACCTTGAACAGCCGCCCCCGATCTGGCCCTTCCCCACCTACAAGGGCAAACCGTACAAAAAGCCCCGGCAGCCAAAGCAAGACCCCTTCAAGAAGTACCCGCCGGCTCCCTTCTGACCCACGACAGGACCACCACCATGCTTCGACCCTCTCACTTCCGCACGCCCCGCACCATCCACGAGGCCTGCTTCACCGACTGTAGCTACATCTACCGCACGCCTGGCGAGCGCCGCATGGCTAGGGCTGCGGACATCGCATTCGCGGCCGCCATTGGCATCGCAGGAGCTTCTTTGCTGTTTTACTGGCTCAGCCGTTGAGCCACTGTGATGCGATTCTGGCAACTTATCAACAGGAGCACAACATGAGCATTACCTTCCAACCGCTCGACGAGTACCGCAAGTCGCTGCAGAGCTTCGATTGGCTCTACGACTACAGCGACGACCACGCTTTCTGGGCCAAGTCCAAGCGCGAATACGACCGGCTCTGGGACCAGGCGCGCATCAGCGACGACCACCGCAAGGTGTGGGACGAGGAGCAGCGCCGCCGCAAGGAGGAGATGGAAAAGCGCGACGCCGAGATCCGCGCCAGCTTCAAGTTCAGCAATTGAAGGACAACACCATGGCATTTGACCTTTCATCCATTCGCCGCACCAAGAGACTGCGCGCGCCCAAGATCGTCATCGCCGGCCCCGGCAAGATTGGCAAGACGACGTTCGCCGCCAGCGCCCCCAGCGCGATCGGCATCCTGACCGAGGACGGCGCCGACGCGGTTGACGCTGCGGCCTTCCCGCTGGCCACCAGCCTGGCCGACGTGTACCAGGCCATCGGCACGCTGCTCAACGAGGAGCACGACTACCAGACGGTGTTCCTGGATTCGCTTGATTGGCTGGAGCCGCTTGTACACACACATGTGTGTACACAGAACAAGTGGGCCACGATCGAAGCCGCCGGCTACGGCAAGGGCTACATCGCTGCGGCCGAGGAGTGGCGCACGCTGCTGCAGGGTTTTGAGGAGCTGCGCGCTCAGCGGAACATGGCCGTGATCCTGATCGCGCACGACAAGATCAAGCGCTTCGAGTCACCGCTGCACGACGGGTACGACCAGTACGTGCTGAAGCTGCACGACCGCGCCGGTGCCCTGGTGCAGGAGTGGGCCGACGTCATCGGCTGGGCCAACTACCAGATCGTCACCACCGAGTCGGACGCCGGCTACGGGAACAAAGAAACGAAGGCCCGCACGACGGGCAAACGAATCCTTCACGTCGAGCCGCACCCCGCCCACATGGGTGGCAACCGATTTGGCCTGAAGAACATGCCCCTCGACTGGGAGGCATTCGCCGCGGCTCTGTCCGCATCTCAAAACGCCTGAACCATAAGGAACTGGAACCATGGCATCCCTGAACTTCAAAGCATCCGCAATCCAATTCGAGGAGCGCGCACCCAAGACCTACGACCCGCTGCCCGCGGGCGACTACGAGATGATGATCACGGCCAGCAGCACCAAACAGGTCAAGGCGCCCAAGACCGGCAGCTACCTTGAGCTTGAGATGCAGGTAATCAGCGGCGAGCACTCCGGCCGCCGTCACTGGGAGCGGCTGAACCTTGACAACCCGTCGCAGCAGACGGTGAAGATTGCCCAGGAGCAGCTGGCCCGCCTGTGCATGGCGCTGCGCCTGGACAACGTCGAGGACAGCGTCGAGCTGCACGACACGCCGTTTGTGGCCGAGGTCGGCATCGACAAGAAAGACCCGACGCGCAACGTGATCTGGAACTACCGCGCGGCCGTCGATGCCCCGGCGGCCAAGCCTGCAGCGCCGGCCAAGCCGGCACCGGCTGCAGCCCCCGCAAAGTCAGCACGTCCTTGGGGTTAAGCATGAGCAACAAACAACAGTCCGCACCCGTTGAGCAAATGACAGCGTATGTGCACGACCACATCACCTACGTGCCAAAGTACGGCGAGCCCGCGGTCTACGTCGGGCCCGGCTATCCGAGGCGAAACGCCAAGACGTACAGCGAGGATGAGCTGATCGAGGCCGGCGCCGTGCCGACAACGCTAAAGCTGTGGCCGCGAGAGGAGGAGCCGGCACCGGCTCCTGCAGGGGCTTAACCATGGCGGCGCTGCCTGAAGATCCTCACACCACCAGCGCCGCCATCGTGCGGTGGTATGAGAGCAAGCCGCAGGAGCACCGCCCCCACATGGGGGCCAGCCTGATCGGCCACGTCTGCGACCGCTACATCTGGCTGACCTGGCGCTGGGCCATGAAGCCGGAGTTCAAGGGCCGCATCCTGCGCCTGTTCAACACCGGCGTGCGTGAGGAGTCGCGCCTGATCGAGGAGCTGCGCGGCATCGGCGCCGAGGTCTGGGACACCGACCCGGCCACCGGCGACCAGTGGCGCGTGAGCACGTGCAACGGGCATTTTGGCGGCTCGCTCGACGGCGTGGCCAAGGGCCTGCCCGAGGGGCCCAAGACGCCGGCGGTGCTTGAGTTCAAGACGCACTCCAACAAGTCCTGGAACGACGTCACGAAAAAGGGCGTTCAGGCCAGCAAGCCGCAGCACTACGACCAGATGACCGTGTACATGAAGCTGATGGATCTGGACCGCGCGCTGTACATGGCCGTCAACAAGGACACCGACGACGTGTACACCGAGTGGGTCCACTTCAACCGCGAGCGGTTTGACCAGCTGATCGAACGCGCCCAGCGACTGCTCGACTCACCGGCGCCGCCGTATCGCATCAGCACGAAAGCAGATCATCCCGAGTGCAAATACTGCTCGATGTGGAAGGTGTGCCACGGTGGCCAGGCCGGCGAGCCCAACTGCCGCACCTGCTGCCACTCGACGCCGATCGAAGATGCGCAGTGGCGTTGCAATCTCGACAACCAGGAAATCTCGCTGGAGATGCAGCGCGCCGGCTGCCAGCACCATTTGATGATCCCGGGCCTGCTGCCCTACGCAGAGCCGGTCGACGGTGGCGAGAACTTTGTCGTGTATCGGCACACTGAGACGGGCAAGCTGTTCACCAACGGCCCCGACGGTTGCAGCGACCAGGGCCCGGTGTTCTCAAGCAAGGAGCTTCACCGCTGCCCGGGCTCGCTAATCGGCGAGATGTCGGAGGTCAAGGACCACTTCCCCGGCGCGAAGGTCACCAGCGGCGAGGTGTTCGCGCCCAAGACTGTGGGCACGATCATGGACATGGAGTCGGACGACCTGGACGCGATCCCGACGAAGCCGACTAGCAAGGCGCAAAAGGAAGCGGCCGCCAAGCGCACGCGCACGGCCAAAGCAATCATGGAGGGCAAGGTATGAGCTGCACAGGACCATGCAACCAGGGCCGCAAGCCCTGCCCTACCCCCGAGGCCTGCGAGAGCCCGATCATCATTGATGGCGGCATGGAGCTGCTGGGGGTGCTGTTTATCTACGTCATGGGCGTCATCACTGGCCTGCTCGGGGCGATGATCTTTCTGTGAGGTGATGTGAATGCAGCACTTACTTGCGCGTATCCAATCACGCACTGAGGAGGTTGGCGACTGCTGGGAGTGGCAAGGCGCGCTGCAGGCGTATAGCCGCGTGCCTGTAATGAGCCACAAAGGCAAGCACCAGTGCGTGCGTCGCTGGGTCGCTCAGGCCGTGGGGCACGACGTCGAGGGCAAGGTCGTCACCTACAGGTGCGGCAACAACCTTTGCGTCAACCCTGAGCACTTGCAGCTAATGACCAAGTCGGCCCTCCACCAGCGCGTCAGCAGGCAGCAGGTGCACAAGATCAACATGGCCAACCGCATCCGCATTGCAGAGGCGCGACGGGCCAATGCAAAGCTGACGCCCGAGCAGGTGCAGGCCATCCGCGACGACCCGCGACTGCAGCGTGAGATTGCCAAGGACTACGGCATCACCCAGCCGACGGTTTCATCGATTAAGCGCGGAGAAATCTGGCGCGACTACACCAACCCATTCATCCAACTCATCAAATGAAGTGCCCGCAGTGCGAGGCCTGGACCGAGGTGCGCGAGACACGACAGCGCACCGATGGCACCAAGCGCCGGCGCTACGAGTGCGCGAACCTGCATAGGTTCACCACCGTCGAGCGCGTTGAAGAAGCAAAGCGCGGCCGCCTGCCGCGTCAGAAGGACCAAGCAACATGAGCCAGTACATATTCGGCATCGACCCCGGCGCCAGCGGCGCGATCGCCATCATTCAGTCCGACACCGGCAAGCTGATCGACGTCATCGACATGCCGGTCACCGAGCTTGAGGTTGGCGGCAAAACCAAACGGCGCGTGTCGCCCGTGTTCCTGCAGTCCGAGCTCGCGTTCTATGCCGACGAGGCCCGTGCGGTGGTCGAGCTGGTGAACGCGATGCCCGGCCAGGGCGTCACCTCTATGTTCGCGTTTGGCGAGGCCCTGGGGATCGTCCGCGGCGTGCTGGCCGGCATGAAGGTGCCGGTGGACCTGGTGACGCCGGCCAAGTGGAAGCGCGACCTGAAGCTCAACCCTGGCAAGGACGGCGCCAGGGCCATGGCCGCCAACCTCTGGCCAGACAAGGCCGATCTGTTTAAGCGCGCCAAGGACGACGGCCGGGCTGAGGCAGCGCTGATTGCTCATTGGGGTAGGTTAAGTCCCTAGTTTTGTGCCAGGAAATACTGTTGACAGACCCCTATGCTGTTGAGACAATCTCACCACAACAACACAGCGAGGAACCCACGACATGACTCTCAAACTCCGCAACGACACCTACTGGATCGACGTCCAGATCAACGGCCAGCGCATCCGCGAGTCGCTCAAGACGACCGACAAGAAGCAGGCCCAGGCTCTGTACGACATCCGGCGCGCCGAGCTCTGGCAGGGCCGCATGCTCAAGGCCAAGCCCAAGAAAACCTTTCGCGAGGCCTGCGCCCGCTGGCTGGTCGAGCGCGCGCATAAGAAGTCGATCCAGGAGGACAAGGACAAGATCAACTTCTTCCTGCCAAAGCTAGGCGATCGCCAGCTCTCCAGCATCACCCGCGACGACATCGAGGAGTCGCTGCCGCAGGACGTGAAGCCGGCCACCCGCAACCGTTACCGCGCCTTCATTCGCGCCGTGCTGCGTGCGGCCGAGCGCGAGTGGGAGTGGATCGACCGCGCGCCGGTGCTGCGCACTGAGGCTGAGCCCAAGCGCCGCGTCGCGTTTCTGACACGCGAGCAGGCCGAGGTTTTGGTCGACTCTCTACCAGAAAAGTACCGGACTCCCGTCCGTTTCGCTTTGCTCACCGGGTTGAGAAGATCTAATGTGTTCAATCTCACCTGGGACAAGGTCGATCTTGAACGCGGGATGGTGATCATTGAGGCCGACGAGGCCAAGGCCGGCCAGCGCATCCTGGTGCCCCTGAACAGCGCGGCCAAGGCGATCCTGGCAGCCCTGCCGGAGCCCCGCACCGGCCGCGTATGGGGCGATCTCACCCGCGTCTGGTGCAACACCTGGAAGGCCTCGTGCAAGCGCGCCGGCGTGCCCTGGCTGCGGTTCCATGACCTGCGCCATACCTGGGCCTCCTGGCACGCGATGGCCGGGACTCCGCTGTCTGTGCTGCAGGAGCTGGGCGGCTGGCACTCGCCGCAGATGGTGCAGCGCTACGCGCATCTGTCGCCGGAGCACCTGGCCGCGGCGGCTGAGAGGGTCACGCTATGACCCGAGACGACATCATCCGCATGGCGCGGGAGGCGGGGTTCAATGTAGAGCAGGGCTTCTTGCTGCGCGTGACAGGCATTGACGAAGACCTTGAACGCTTTGCCGCCCTTGTTGCCGCTGCCGAGCGTGAGGCAATAGCTCAGATGATTGAAGACGCCCCACCGCTGGTCGAGTTTTCTCAAAACGATAAAGGTGGCTGCATGGTTTGTGGATTCACACCAAAACTAGCCTCTGCCGCCATCAGAGCAAGGGGGCAGGAATGAATGGGGTGGCTGATGGGGCTCGAACCCACGACCACTGGAATCACAATCCAGGGCTCTACCAACTGAGCTACAGCCACCTCTGACTGCTTGGAATGGCACAAAAACGGCACATTCCTGAATTTTTAACCCTGCGGCGCCTTATAAATCAACAGGTTAGCGAGACAAAGTACCAGTATCACAATCGGAATTGACAATCCTAACCTATTGATTGAGCGTTTCTCAGCGTTGAGTAATGCATGCCGTGTCACGTTTGTGCGGCACAAAACTGGCACAAAAAAATGCCCCGGCTGAGCGGGGCAAAACCTCGTGTTGGCAACTGCGAGGTGATCTATTTCGTGGCCATGACGTACAGGCCCACGTTGCCGATCGCGTAGCCGGTGTACACGACGCACATGGGCCAGTTGCCCTTGAAGCCCTGCTCAAGAGCGATGTAGGCGTAAATGCAGCCGGTGAACGCGATCAGCCAGGCGCTCATGTCAATCGGCGAACAGGCGGCCGCGGAAATAGGCCCGGCCGTCATCGCGCACGGCGCAGAACTCAGGGTGCAGCAGCACCCCATCCTTCCACGTCAGGACCGCAAAACCTGACTGCCAGTTGAGCCCTGGCTTGCCTAGCCGGTAGTCGAACTCCTGCTGGTCGTCATCGGCCAGCATCCCGGTCTTGATGCCGTAGTGCGTGCCCTTGAAGCCCTTGTGCGCTTTGCAGCCTAGCTCATGGGTGTGGCCGGTCACTGTATGACAGCCACCCTTTAATACGTCGTTCCAGCCACTGTGGATGCCCGCGTGCCAGTCGTGGATGATGACCATGTCGTCGTTGACGTCGATGCGGTCGGAGTCCATCCAATCCGGCAGGTGGTCGCGCAGGGTGAACCCGGCGATGCCCTCGTACTGGGGCACCATCGACGACAGCCGCGACTCAAACCGCGCGCAGTGGTTGCCGTAGGTGCGGAACAGGTGCGTGCCTGGCACGATCGCCCGCTCGATGTCGCCGGTGCGCTCCAGGACAGCCTCCAGTTCGTCCTTCACCGAAGGCGCCTGCTTCCAGCGGATGCGTGGGTGCCGGCTGATGCTGCCGCCGTCCAGGATGTCGCCGTTGAGCACGACGGCCTTGACCTCGCGGCCCAGCTCGGTGATCAGGTTGCACAGGGCCTTGTGCGCCACCGGGATCACGCCTGGCGAGTAGTGGGCGTCCGAGCCCACCAGCACCACGCCGTCGCGGATCTCGAGCCGGTTGACGTCCCGACGCGAGGACATGATCGCCCGCAGCGCCGTGGGGTCGTGCTTTTGCGCCTTGGGACTGTTGGCCACCAGGGCGATGCCGTGGCGCTGCTCGATTGATTCGCGCCGCAGGTAGATGGCGCGAACGCTTAAGCCCAGCTGCTCGCTCAGGCGTGCTGGTGAGCCGCCGGCCGCGTGCCAGGCTGCAATGAACTGCTCATCCCTTTTCTTGCTGGGGTAACCCATCGACCGCTCCAAACAGGACCGTTTCAAGCACGTT